CCTGTTAAACAAGAAGGTGACTTTAAAATTAAAAAGAAAAGAGTACCTAAAAAATTAACAGTTCCAGAAGAAACAGTTAAAATTGATTTAGCAGCTGTAAAAAAAGCTGAAGAACCAATTAAAGTAGATTTAACCAAAACAGAAAACAAAGATGCCGTTCAAAAGTCAGAAACAGAGAGCAGCGTGTTACGCGAAGAAGGATCCGAAGTGGGATTGCAAGAAGTGGGACAAACACACGAAGGGACCGTTGAAAATGTTATTGAAGAAATACCAGTAACTGAAGAAGAAAAAACAGAAAAAAAATCTGAACCAGTTAAAAAAGTAGAAGCTCCAGTAAAACAGTTACCTGAAAATGTTGAAAAACTAGTTGCATTTATAGAAGAAACTGGTGGAACAGTAGAGGATTATGTAAGGTTAAATGCTGATTATAACAGCATTGATAACGATGCGTTATTAAGAGAATATTATAAAAATACTCGTCCACACTTAAGCTATGATGAAGTTAACTTCTTAATGGAAGATAATTTTAAAGTAGATGAAGATGTTGACGAAGAACGCGAGGTTAAAAAGAAAAACTTAGCGTTCAAAGAAGAAGTTGGAAAAGCTAAAAGCTATTTGAATGAATTGAAAAGCAAATACTATGATGAGATCAAGTTGAAATCTAATGTAAATGCTGATCAACAAAAAGCTATAGATTTTTTCAACCGTTACAACGAAGATCAGAAAACACTATCTAAACAAAGAGAGGTTTTTCAAAAAGTAACTAAAGATGCTTTTACTGATGAATTCAAAGGTTTTGATTTTAAAGTAGGTGATAAAAAATTTAGGTACGGAGTAAGAAATCCAAACGAAATAGTGGAAACACAAACAGACATTACAGATTTTGTCAAGACGTTCTTAGACGATAAAGGTATGTTAGTTGATCCACAAGGATACCATAAGGCCATATATGCTGCTAGAAATTCTGATACTATTGCAAAACATTTTTATGAACAAGGAAAGGCTGATGCTACAAAAAATTTAGTTGCTAAAACTAAAAATTTAAGTAATGAGCCTAGAAAAGAAACTTCAGGAGATATTTTTGTAAAAGGTATTAAAGTTAAAGCCATAAGTGGTACTGATACTTCAAAACTTAGAATAAAAACAAGGAAATTTAATAATTAAAACTATTTAAAATGAGTTTAACTCCACAATTTGGGTCTATAATCCCATCACAAAAACAAGAGTTACTTAACAGTAACTATTTACAGTGGACAGACAAGGCTTCTGCAGCCGATTTTGCTGACTTTGCGCAGCAATATCTACCGGAAATCTATGAACAAGAAGTAGAGCGTTATGGAAACAGAACGTTATCAGGTTTCTTGAGAATGGTAGGTGCAGA